GCAAGACAACACGCCCTCGATGGCTGAGACATTAAGTCTCAGCGCACCACCTGTAGTGGATCTCGGTCGCTACAGGTCGACCAGCGAATACCAGATGATCTGGATCTTCGTTCAGGCCCGTACGGAGGCTCTTCTGAAGAGCATCGTATGAGTCAATAGGGTCACGACGCTTGATTCCAACGAGAGTAGGCAAACGCCACTCTCGACGGAACAGCGTGGGATTCCATCGACAGAACGAATAATCTGGAAAATCTGACCAACGCCCTATCCCGTCCATTCCGAAAGGAATGGCGGGATACTTCACTATTTTCCCGATTAGGGAATCTAGGAAGCGAACAGTACGGATCTCTCCATACCGCTCGTAGAGTTGGTTTCGCAATGCACTCGCTTTCACGAGAGCATTGCTATTCGCTCGTGATTCAGGGAGGTAAGCGCGCATATAGGCAGGGGTAACAACCCTGCCGTTATACGCATCCACGCCACATGATTCACGGAACTTTCCTGTAGGAAAGCTCTTAGAATCATTCACTTTCATCCCTAGGGATGTTAGCGACTGAACCACGTGGGGGTAGGCTTCTACGGGGATGATCAAATCATCCCCGTAGACGCTCAGTGTGCCCGACCTCTTCCTGTAAGACTTGATAGTCTCACGAGAGAAGTCACCCCGCATTCGACATAGAACAGTCACAATCAAGGTGTGAAACACCATTGACTCGACTGGGAATGTCAATGCGGACCCCATGGAGGCAAACTTATTCAGAAGAATAAGCTTACCTTCCGCGGTCTGCACAAACCGAGAACGGGAAAGCCGAAGATAGCGGAGGAAACTTTGGTTAAAACCAAAGATCTCTTCTACCAAGGCTAGCCCAACCCGGTCTGAGGCTTCAGAGAGATCCATTGTGGCAGTTAAGCCATCGATGGATCCCTTGAGAGCCATCTGCTGGTTATGGGTCTGATACGTGTAAGAACACGCAAAGGATCCACGCTCTAGCAAGTCTTTTAGACGTGCTTGGAGCGCCTGCTGGACGAACTGATTATAAGCCGGCTCGATCGAAATCAAGCGAGGCTTAACAGCTGTCTTTGGGACAGCAATCAGTCTAGCAGGTACCTCCTGAATGGAGGGGGGTCGCTCGAGTAAATCGATCCATGAGGAACGAAAGTACTCTGGCCCCACCAGTGAGTCGATGTTTTGCGAGATAGAGTCAAAACTCCATCGAGCATTAACACCGGCTCCATCAGATACAGCACCGGGACCATGCTTACCATCGCCGATGGTGATCATGGCCTCACCGATAAGTTTCCCAAACAAAATTTGGGCAACATATCGGGCATACGGGTCAATTCGAGACCGAACCTCTTTCCGAGATGGCAGATTCTTATCTGTCTCTTGGAATTTGGAAATTTCGGCCTCGACTCGGTCCTCACTACAAACCTCGAAGATCTTCTTGTGAAGTCTCGTGATTTGGCGGAGTAGCCGAATGGCCAGTATGCTGGGGTTGGAGAGCAATGCTCCATCCCTGTCGAAGATCATACCCCAAATTCCAGAAAGGAACTCAGGGTAGGCACACCGCGACGACCACCCCTCCACGGAGGGGAGCCGTCCGTCTCGAAGACCTTCAAGAAGGAGGTCATCGAGGCGTGGCAGTGTGACCGTTAAGAAAGGCAAGCCTTCCTTAGCGTATCTTCTCCAGAGAGTCTCAATGTCTCTCTTTGCACTGAACCCCAGAGCATCTTGTGCGTCAAGCATCAAGTGCTCAAGGAGGATTACTTGGCTTTTCAACTCTGCCCCCTTTCAAAGGGCTAGTAGTTCCAAGCCAAGACGGGACACCTACCTGAGGGCTAGCTTCCGCTAGTCCTCCGGAGAGCTAGGACTCCCATGATCGCGCCGAAACAAATTCCGGTGAGACCAGTGAGTCCCAGTACGGACAGAATCAGAATTGTCTGAAGCGGTTCCATACTGTTTAGTTCTCACCAGCGACGAGCTTCTTCAAGTTCGCGTTGGTGCTGGCCGTGAGCCAGGCGATGAGACCGAGAATGTCCTTCTCGATATCAGCGTCTGACACTCCAGAGAGTGGACGATCAATCGTGATCGAAACCATGCTCTGTACCTGCGTCGAAAGCCCCGATCCAAGAGGATCGAGGGCAGTGCGCTTCGTATAGAAGCGCCCCACGTTGCGCCGCCGCTTGGCGGTGCCACGAGGGTCGATGGTGAGTTCGCGTGCTGCATCTGCAGAAACGAACTTACCAACGGTAGTACCGGTGAGCACACGCGGAAGCGTGTGCGCCGTACCGTCGACGGTAACGGTCTGAGGGTCGGTGTATGCCATCTTGGACTCCTGTCCATGTTGAATTGTTCTTGAATTGTTGTTTAGTTGTGGTTAGCGGCTCCGGGCAAGACCCAGGGCCACTAGGATCGCATACTGAGTAGCATTCAAGCTCCCCAGCTGCGTGCCGAATCCGAAAGGAGTGGCACGACTGCGCCATCGAGTCACGTTAGAGTAGAAAGATCTACTCCGCGCGATATCGAAAGACAACGTAGGATCACTAAACTGGCGACGGATCAAAGATCCCTCGACAGAGAAAGTTCTCTGAGTTGTCAGGTAGGCGTAGTCGACCGTGTACTTTCCCTTAATCGGGGAATACACGTTTGCGTTGGAGATAGAGTCACCCATTGTGGTGAACCAATCAACCAACCAGGAGTATGGCGTCAGATCCCAGATCATCTGAGGATCATCGACCAGTCCCAATCTCTTGAGAACGTCAGCAGCCTGATCGTTGAAGTCGTTCGCCCTACGGGTAGGCTTAGCCAACCCTGTGTAGCGCGATGCCCAGTGGTAGTTTTCACTTTCCACATAGCCCGCGTCCTGGACCCAGTTAGTACCGGCTCCACTAGATATACCCGGAGTTCCTCCAGGTTTTATCATAGAGGCAGACAGATATGGCGTGTTTAGATTAGAAATCATAACAGTACCATCTCGTCTGCCGGACACGGACGGGCCGTCCCATTGCCGTTTTCTACGGAACGACTCGTAGTAAATGGCTCTATCGAGGTTCATGCCTACCTTTATCAGGTTGGCATATTCCACGATCAACGGAGTCCATCCAAAGGTGATGTTGAGGTAGTCGGAGCCCAAGAGGTTCTTGATACTCCTCATACCCGCCATCATCTCACGGAAGTTCTTCAGGACTGAAGGGATATCTCCACGCAGTAACTCAATTATGGTTACCGCAAGAGATGCTTCATTCCTGTCAGGCGCTGTTTGAGCGAAGTATCTATTCGCCATCCCCTGTCTGTTCGCATCGCTTACCTGAAGGTAAAGCGCCGAGGTTTCCCCCGGAAATCCGAACTTATGAGGAGATGGGTTCAAGATAGAATTCGTCCAAACAGACCCCCAGCAATCCCCACTTGATGTATTACCATTTGAGTGAGCATAGTTGAGGGTCCCACGGTACGGCACTCTCACAGTCTTGTGGACTGTAAAGAGATGTCCGCTGTCCGTGGTTGACGTCCTACTCGTGGAGACACTTCCTGTCGCAGTTTCGGCAGGAAAGGCCGCTCTCATCACCTCGTCCGTGTACCGCTTGCGTTCAGCAAGACGGTCCACAAGACTGCCCCTATTGCTAGGGACAGCGATCCCAAAACCATCGGTTTTGGGGGAACGCGGAGATAATGGTGGGTCAGAAACAGAATTCCGACCCGTCCTCCAAGAGTAGACACCCTCAACAAGCTGAGGTACCTCAAAGTCGTACGTTCGATGAACGCCCGACAGAAAGGTAGTCCCAGAAAATCTCTCATAAGAGAGATTTCTGTGTTGAGTGGTGTACAAGAGATTCCTCCTTCCAGGTTCAGTGGGTGCCCCGAGAGGGGCGATAGAACTCGTAATGGGCTCCAGCTATCCGGGGGGAAACTTCGGAGGGAACCAGCTACTAGATGGTTCGATTAGTCTTTCGCCCCTATACCTACATTTGACGAACAATTTGCACGTTAGTATCGCGACGGG